CCGCCTAAACATTTAGTTTGTTGGAGTAGCCCCATTTCCTCAAATTGATCATATATAGCTTCAATAATATCAGAGGAAGTATCAAATTCTTTAGCGCAGGAATGGACGTTGTTTTGAACACCCATACTTTCAACAGACAGTAGGTCTGCTAAAAGATCATCTTTCAGTTTTGGAGTGATGAAAGTAATCATAAGTATAAAAAATTAAATGTGACATACAAAAATAATAATTTTTCGGGCACGTCATCAATTATTCATGTGATTTTTAAATGTGACAATTTTGACTTCTCTCTTGAAGACGTGCCCTTTAAAGAAACTAAGATATGGGAAACCTTGAATTGATTAAAGAAACGATGAGTTCAATTGAAATAGCTGAGCTCACGGGTAAAGAACACAAGAATGTAATGAGAGACATTCGCACTCTTTTAGATCAAGGCGTACAAGAGCTCAATTTTGAGCCTTCGTTCATAATCAGGGACTTACCAAATGGAGGTAGCAAGCAAGATCCTTGTTTTAAACTTACCAAAAAAGGCTGTCTTATCCTCGCTTCCGGTTATGATGCGAAACTCCGTGAAAAGATAATTAGCAGGTGGGAAGAACTTGAGATAGAAAAACGTAATGGTGGTTTTAAAGTTCCTTCATCCTTTGCAGAAGCGTTGAGGCTTGCCGCTGTCCAGATGGAACAGATAGAACAACAGCAGAAACAACTGGAGTCCGACAAGCCCAAAGTTCTGTTCGCTGAGGCTGTCTCAACTTCTCAACGTTCCTGCTTGATATCAGAGCTTGCAAAAATCATCTCTCAAAATGGAGTAGCCATTGGCCAGAACAGATTATTTGTATGGATGCGCAAGAACGGTTATCTCTGCAACAAGGGGCAGTATTACAATCAACCCACACAGAAAGCTATGGAATTAGGGCTGTTTGAGATCAAGAAGACCACGATAACCAAGCCCGACGGTGATGTCATAGTAACTACCACAAGCAAAGTCACCGGCAAAGGCCAGATATACTTCGTAAACAAATTCATAGGAAAGGAGGCGTCCGATGCTAACCAACTTTGAAATAGACAAATTGGCCGAGGCCCTTAAAAAGAAAATGGGCGAAAAGGACGAGCTTTTGAACATCAAGCAAATTGCCGAGAAGCTGGGCCTCACCGAAAACGCCATCCGTACCCGGTGCAGCCGTGGGCAGATTCCCCACCACAAGAAGCACGGGAACCTGTACTTCTCCGAAAACGAGATAACGGCTTATTATTTGAAAGATTGAATAGTCCGCTGTGAAGCGTGCTGAGTAATAGTAATATAAAGATAAGTAGTAATATTCCCCGCCACGGGCTGGCGGGGATTTCAAAAGTAAAAATCTTAAAAACATACGATATGAATAAGATCAGTAAATATACTCTCCAGTCCATCATCATAGCAATAGTCATTGCCGGGTGTATCTATGGTGGTCGTGTGGAATACACCGACAACGTTCTTTCCAGTATGAGTCTTGAAAAGTATCAATACATCCATGACCGTATCGCTCCGGCTTCGCAGTACGACGTAGCCCAGGAATATATGAAGAACAAGAAGTTTTACGATTCAAAAATATATTAACCATGAAAATGAAGATTGAAGATTACAAGATTCCTCCTGAGCGTAGAATCATTTCTGTCGAAGTCATTGACAACAAGTTAATCATTGGATTTGAACCAGAGCGTTACGGCGACTTCCTCTGTGACCTGACGGATCATGTGGAAGAAGTTCCCCGCATTGGAGACACTGCCATATTCTGGGATGACGAAGACCGAACACGTGCTATTATAGCCCGTTTGTCGGATGATAATTCAAGTGATCTAACTGACGAGCATCCTTATAAGGCGGCTAACGATATTTGGTTCCAGAATGCTATACGCTTCCGCAGTGAGGATCAGTATCAGCAGATAACGGGTGTTACCTATGTCCACCGCTAATTTAAAATCACGCCTTGACACGGTGTTCGCTATGTTCGTCCGGCTTCGGGATGCACTTCCAGGCGGAGTATTCAGATGCATCTCATGTGGCAGGCTTCTTCCCTTTGATCAGTCTGATTGCGGTCATTATATCAACCGTCAGCACATGGCCACGCGATTTAATGAAAAGAACTGCAATGCCCAATGCCGGAAGTGCAATCGCTTTGACGAGGGGAATATACAAGGCTACAGGCGGGGATTGATTGCCAAGTACGGAGAACCTACCGTATTGATGCTTGAGGCGATGAAAAATCAGATAAATAAAATCTCAGACTTTGAATATCGCGCAATGATTGACTACTACCGGAAAGAGGTGAAGCGATTGAAGAAGGAAAAGCAAATTAAGTGATATGGAATTATGCAAAACAGATATGCAAGCATTAGAGCGCCTTCTCCGGCAATGCTCTGATAAGATTGAGAAGTACGCACCGAAAACATCTCCTGATCAGGATTTATGTCGCAGGTGCAAGAAATTTATAAAGAAGTTGAACAATAAAAATAAATAGTCATGGCAATGCACACATGGTTTATATGTAAGATCCGTTACGAGAAGGTAATGGAGAACGGGATGGATAAGAAAGTGACAGAACCTTATCTGGTGGACGCTCTCAGTTTTACGGAAGCGGAAGCCCGCATCATCGAGGAAATGACACCGTTCATCTCCGGAGAGTTTACGGTAGCGGATATTAGTCGTGCCAACTTCAGTGAATTGTTTCCCAGTGAAGAAGAGGCTGCCGACCGCTGGTTTAAGTGCAAACTGATTTTCATTACCCTGGATGATAAAAGCGGTGCCGAAAAGAAGACATCAATCTACGTACTTGTACAAGGCGCCTCAACAGAGGATGCAACTACCAAGTTACATGAAGGGATGAAAGGCACGATGGCGGACTACCGCATCGGATCAGTCGTTGAAACTCCAATCATTGATGTATATCCTTATACAAGTGATAATTAGGTGGTTCATGTTCGATAAGATGATAATAAAGGCAACTATTGATATTGCCGATATTGACACTATCGTTCTTTGCAATTACCTGGAGCAATGTACGGAAGGTGATGAAATCTATTATAAGTCGACGGCATACGCCAACTTTGACGGCTGTTTCATTGAGATCAGAGGCAGTAGACTACGCTGTAAGTGTTCGATCTGCAAGTTATGGAGTAAAGGCCGTACCGGGAAACTGGACAACAGTCGCCCGATGACCTTTGCGATGGCAGTCCGGACAATCAGGGAGCTTCTGCTAAGGCTTTCAGTAAAGCCGGAAAATGCTGTAGTTACCTACTACGAAATCGGTATTACAATGAAAATGAAGCTGCCGGCGGACGAGTATATAAAGCAGGTCCGGGAGGCATCCGGCCGGATACTATGGAATGACGCCAATTATCCCGAGGCCAAACAGAAGACAACGGAGAAAAGCAAATATTTCCGTAAGGTGCTGAAGATTTATGATAAGACCTTCGAGGCCGGTGAAAAAGGGCGTCGGGTTGGTGCCAATATATTGCGCATCGAAACGGTGTACAAACATCAATCCGTCCCTTTGGCCGAGCTAACAGACAATTCCTTTTTGTTCAAAGTTGGCCGCATCTTCTACAAGGACTGGTCAGAGATAAACTTTGTAAGAGAGTTGTCCGCTACAAAGGGTGTAAAGATGTCCCAACTTGAAAAAGCGCGTGAGATACAACGTATAGGCGTGACGCGCTACAAGGAACGGTACAAGAAGATGTATCTGGATGGTGCGCTCACCAAAAAGCAGTGGGAAACGATCCGCAATTTTGCTCGTAGCTGGCCGACAGAGCGCGTCAAGTATGTGGAAGAGGTGGGCGAATTGGAACGTGAATTTAAAGACCGTCTTTTAGCCAGTTACCAGGTTGGGATATTTACGCCAATTCGGAGAAAGTTGTAATTATTTGATAATCAACAAATTACATGGACGATAGAAAGCCCCTTATGGTGCGCATATAACTATTTGATAATAAACGATATACGCTTTAAAAGTATCATTTTTAACGATTTTCGGCAACTTGTCCTATACAGCCCGCAGGGCTGTCGGGAACCGACATTAGGGGGCTGAAAAATAATAATTATAATAATTAAATAATTTAGTATATGAGTCACGTGATAGAAGGCAAAATATTAGTGGAGTTGCCAACCACCAATGGACAAACGAAGACAGGAAAAGATTGGGAAAAGAAAGAGTTTGTCTTGGAAACCTCGGAACGTTTCCCCATCAGGATACGATTCTCTATGATCAGCTTCGACGGTCCTGTAGAAGACGCTCCATCAGTCGATGAAAAGGTAAGGGTACGGTTTACTGTGGAAGCCCGCGAGATTAGCGGCAGATGGTACAACGATGTGAAGGCTTATCAAATAGAAAAGCTTGGTTAGAAATTGATATGCAGCGTCCCCCGAAGAAATATATCGTCCAGATAGATAATTTTCGGTTAGCCGAATTTCTATTCTACTGGATGTATTACGACCAACCTTGCTCTTTACTTTTCCAGAAGCCAAGGACAGAAGGATTAACCGCCGTGAAGTTGATAGTCGATAATGATGAGGCGGCTAACTTCCTGCTCAGGGCAAAGGAAAAGACGGGATGCAAACTATACACCGCAGATCAATGAAAGTAACGATTTACTGGGATTTTAGGAATGTTGATCTGAAGGACATTCCAAGAATTAAGAAGAAGATACGGGACAAGTTTAATATACCCGAATACACTACGGTTAACGGAGAAACCTCTTGTAACATCAAAGATGAAGACATGGAACTTCTCAGGGAAACCGAACGCAGGGGATATATACAGATAAGAAACAAATAAAAGTTGCTATGAGTAAACAAGAATCAATAAAGGATGCCATCAAGTTCTACCTTGATGAGCGTGCCAGGACAGACGAACTGTTCGCAAGGTCTTATGCAAAGAAAAATAAAAGCATCGATGAATGCTTCGCCTACATAATGGGTGAAGCCCTTAAAAATAGCATAGCTGTAGCTTCCGGAGCCAAAGGTTGCGCAATGGATAATGATGTAGTCTACGGAATGGCCGTCCACTACTATGATGAGGATGATATCAAAGTAAACAAGCTGCCGTCAAACGTTAGAACTTCAGCTTCTACTACAACACCGGCCAAGCCGGTTAAGTTAACCGAGGAAGAAGAGAAAAAGGCGCGTGAAGCAGCAATTAAGCGCCTGACTGAGGAACAATATGCTTTGCTAAAGAAGAAACCGTCACGGTCAAAGAAAGAGGTTACAGAGGTGAAACAGATGAGTTTATTCTAATTATGAAACCAAAGACTAAATTGCAGAAACAGGTGGTGGAGTTATCTAATCAGCTCTCACCGCTGACAGAGGCTCAACGTGCATATCCGTATAAGAGTCTGTTTAAGAACACCGGTTATTATTGGAAGAAGGGCGAAGTCTGGTGTCAGTGTTGCGGACATATTGATGAGGTCCTGAAACCGGAACTTGCTGTATCTATTGGCGTGGGAACACATATCTGTCCGCAGTGTGGAGCAATCCTGGTGTTGGAACACTGGAACCAATCAAATAGGCGTTATTCTAACGAGAATAGGATATACTCCATAATACAGCCTTACAAAGGATGGATGGTTATTCGTTCCTTCGATGTACAGCGTAATAACACGAAGGGGACTGCTGCAGAATTCTTTATGTCTGAAATATATCAGAATTGGATATCAGAAGATGGCAAAGAGGTTATTCTGGGCAAACAATATACGCGTAGTCCATTTCATTTTACTTGGAATTATGATAGCGAGATGGATGTGAAGTTTCATAATCATAAGGCTTCAGGTTATTATGAGATGCAGGATGTTTTCGATGTGTCCGGCAATTATTTCTATCCGGTAGTCAGGGTGACGCCCATATTAAAACGTAATGGCTGGACGAATAAACTTTTGAAATTGAGGGTATCAGTAATAGATGCGATCCGGCAGTTGTTATCCAATCCCCTTGCCGAGACTATGGTAAAAACCGGACAACTGTCTGTATTCAGGCACATGTTATTGAAAGGTCAGTATACTGTACCCTATGTACATGCCCTGAATATATGCAACCGCAATGGATATATAATAGATGATGCGTCTATATGGTTTGATTATATGGACATGCTGGCTTATCTTAATATGGATACTCATAACGCCCGCTATGTCTGCCCCCGGGACTTGAAAGCAGAGCACGACAAGCTGATGAAGCGGAAGAGACGGATAGAGAGTAAGCGAAAATTTGAAGAGCGTCTAAAGGAAGCTGCAAAGTGGGAAGAGCAATATCAAAAAGAAAAAGGCCGGTTCTTTGGTTTGTGCATCAATGCCGAAGACATCGTAATAACGGTTCTGCAAAGCGTTTCTGATTTTGTTGAAGAAGCGGAAATCATGCATCATTGTGTATATAGTAATCAATATTTCAAGAAGAAGGATTCTCTTATTCTGTCTGCAAAGGATAAGGAAGGAAAACACTTGGAAACAGTAGAACTGAATTTGGCTACTATGCAGGTAATTCAGTCTCGCGGGGTATGCAATAAGAATACTGAATATCATAACCGCATTATCGGGCTTGTGAAACAGAACATCGGTTTAATCAAACAAAAGTTGGCATCATGATAACACTCGGCAATGATGGTCTGCCTGTTGGCAGAAGGAAGAACAACTACATGAATATCGACGGGGTATTGCATAAACGCTGCACTCGTTGCGGAAGATATTTCCGGCTGAATTATTTCTATCCCCTGAAGTATCGGCGTAATGGAGAAATCCGTGAAACTTTGCAGTCTTGGTGCAAATTCTGTATGGTATCAGAATGCTGTAAGAAAGCAAAAGAGAAAAGGATTGATAATGCCTAAGTTAGATGATCTTTAATAAACGACTAAAAAATGAAGAATATAGAATTATTTAACGACCACTTTCAAAATTATAAGGTCTATGGATTACCCAAAGCCCAGCTAATCATTGCCGACGTTCCGTATAATCTTGGCAATAACGCTTATGCTTCTAATCCATCATGGTACGTTGATGGAGACAACAAGAATGGAGAAAGCGATAAGGCAGGCAAACAGTTCTTTGACACTGATAAGGATTTCCGCCCAGCTGAGTTTATGCACTTTTGTTCACAAATGCTTGTAAAGGAACCCAAGGAAAAAGGCAAAGCACCTTGCATGATAATCTTTTGTGAATTTGAGGACCAGTTCCGATACATTGAACTTGGTAAAAGATACGGGCTGAATAATTACATTAACCTTGTATTCAGAAAAGATTTTTCCGCACAAGTTTTGAAAGCCAATATGAAGATAGTAGGCAACTGCGAATACGGATTATTGCTTTACCGTGATAAGCTTCCAAAGTTTAACAACGATGGGAGGATGATATTCAATTGCTTTGATTGGGCACGGGATAATGAAACGCCAAAAGTTCATAATACACAGAAGCCGGTTCCTTTGCTTCGTAGATTGATAGAGATATTCACCGACAAAGGCGATGTGGTAATAGACCCATGTGCGGGAAGCGGCTCTACCCTGCTTGCTGCTGCCCAACTTAGGAGACGTGCATACGGATTTGAAATCAAAAAAGATTTTTTCCGTGAAGCTAATAGATTAGTGTTATCACGTGTACAACAATCATTATTTGTATGATTCAAAACAATAAAGAAATGAAGAAAATAATGTTCAATGATAAGTACGGCTTAACGCAGGCTGTGCTAAATGGTCGAAAGACTATGACAAGGCGTATTATTACATATCCTTCAAAATTAAGAGGTCAAAATGTAGCTGGATATTTTGTTTGCAGAAGACCTTCTGGGGAGCTTGTCGAAGTGTGTCTGCATGATGAAGATGAACGCATGATTGATGGCGGTCAAATATTTCCTAAATTTCAAGTCGGAGAAGTGGTCGCTATAGCACAGAACTACAGGGATTCAGGCTATGCCCCAGACTCATTAGATAGACATCCGAAAGATTTGAGTATTCGAGGTCTCATGAAAGATTCCGCAGGCTGGAATAACAAGATGTTCGTTAAATCGTATGCTTGCAAACATCACGTCAAGATAACCAATGTAAGAGTAGAGCGTTTGCAAGATATATCCGATGAAGATTGCTTGCAAGAGGGAGTTTTCGAATGGGATGCTGGACAAAAGGATGTTCCTTTTTACTCATTTACGGGTGCAGATATACCCGACTACAGTAATCCTCGTGATGCATTTGAAGAATTGATAGACAAAGTATCGGGCAAAGGTACGTGGGATAGTAATCCTTTTGTTTGGGTTTATGAATTTAAACTGTTTGACTAATAATAAGAATAGATATGAAAGTATTCATAAACGTAAGAAGTGGTAGCTATTCAGGTGGAATGATACTGGTAGCCGCCAACACTAAAGAGGAAGCTATAAAGGCTTTCAGGGAAGACGAAGACTATGATTGGATGTGGGATGAAATGGAAGACGGGATTGATGATATGTATTACGGAGAAGACGGATGGATGGAATCTACTGTGCTAACAGCAAATGTAGACACCCCACAAGTTATAGCGGAAAATGGATATAGTGAATAATGCAAATCCCTACAAATATGAGTCAATTAAAAGATAAACTAAGTGGCATTGCAAAGATACATAATTCACATTATCAAACGGAAGTACTTAAACAGTTCACGATTGATATGATTGAGGATTTTATGAGTGAATTGCAGATGTTTATAGACGGGGAAGAAGTGCTGAATGGAGAGTCTGTTGTAGGTAGTCTAAGTTACAGAGCGAGCACAGCTTTAGAAATATGCGATGACAGTCTCCCTGATTTTTACGTGATACAAGAACTGTATGATATTATTAACTCGTAACAATAGCGATATGAGTGAATTATATATACCCATAGAACGCCCAGAGAGAAATTTGGTAAACGGCAGGTTCTTGAAGGGCCACACTCCTCATAACAAAGGAAAAAAGTGGGCTGATTACATGGATATGCGTAAAGCTAAAAGGATAAAACGAATTGGAGTGAAAAATCTTGTGCGAAACTATCGAATATCCGGATGGAATGCAAAGCCTGTTGTTGCAATAAAAGATGATGAACTCGTTGGTATTTATCCTTCTGCAAGCGAGGCTGGCAGAAAAGCAGGAATATGCGGACGAAATATAATTAGTTGTTGTTCCGGTAAGCGTAAACATGCCGGTGGATATCAATGGTTTTGGGAGAATGATAATACTTGGTGTAATTTAATTAATCATGAAAAATATAAGTCATTTTAAAATAGGCGAGTGGGCAAAATTCCGTAACGAATTTCAACGGCTATTACCTAATGTCCCGATAATTGACTTACATGATGCACTGTTATCAGCTATCGAGAATAGATTGGTAATTGATATAATTGCGTTAGACAAAAGATTGCGGAATATGTATCCTGAAGAATGGGAGTGCATGTCTATGAAGGAAATAATTATTAAACATTATGGTTTGGAAGCCATGCAATTAATAGAATCAGTATTATGATATACGGATATTTAAGAGTAAGTACGGATGATCAGGACTCTGCTAATCAGAAGTTGGGTGTCTGTAAAAAAGCGGAATCCTTGGGATTATCGGTTGATGATTGGATTATTGATGATGGCATATCTGGGACGAAGGAGCCTGAAAAACGGTTATTGGGCAAACTTATGAAAAAATTGCAAAAGGGTGATGTAATAATCACATCCGAGCTTTCCCGTCTTGGTAGAAAATTATTCATGATTATGCGAATATTGGAGTTCTGTATGCTTCATGAGGTTAAGGTTTATACAGTAAAAGACGGATACGAACTTGGAGACAACATACAGAGTAAGGTTCTTGCTTTTGCTTTCGGAATTGCTGCTGAAATAGAACGTGACATGATTAGCCAGCGGACTAAAGAAGCATTAGCCAGAAAGAGATTGGAAGGCGTAGTCCTTGGCCGTCCTAAAGGCAGAAAGAGTTCTCCTGACAAATATAAATTGTATGGGAAAAATGCCTTGATAAAAGGATTGATTGACGAAGGCATATCACAGCGTAAAATAGCAAAAATATGTAAGGTTGATAGAAATACGCTTGCAAGATTTTTGAAATATGAACTATCAATTAGAGTAAATCAAGATAGATATGAATAAATATAAAATATTTGAAGATGTAAAAAAAACAACTGGAGAACACCTTTGCGGCTCCAGTTGTACCATTCTTATTCTTCAACTGATAGTGTTAAAATATGATTGGCTGGGATAGCAAGCCCAACTCCATCTATTTCGACAACAATTCTAAAAGAAGGAACCTTCGTGTTGAATTCTGCTCTCAGAAGAGTGCCTGTTACAACTTCGCTTGGAAATCCTACTGCTTGGAATTCAATCTGACATTTTTTACCATAAGAGTCTATTAACTCTTGCTGATCATTAAAATTGATAACTCTCATAATTGTTTTTTTTAGATAATAATTCAACAAAGATACGCAAAATATGGTAATAGCATGGTTTTCTTGCGGCGTAACATCCGCAGTCGCTTGTAAGATAGCGTTGAGCCTGTATGAAGATGTGCAGCTCTATTATATTGAAACAGGCTCCGGACATCCTGATAATGCCCGATTTCTTGTAGATTGTGAAAAATGGTACAATCAATCTATCCATATTATCCGAAGCGACAAGTACACCTGTGCGTCTGATGTGTTGCGAAAGGGGTATATTAATGGTGCACATGGTGCTGCTTGTACTCTTGAACTGAAGAAGAAAGTCCGGTATAAGTTGGAAAAAGAGTTGAAAGAATGGGATGGACAAGTATGGGGCTTTGATTACGACCCGAAGGAGATAAACCGCGCCATCCGGTTAAAACAACAATATCCAGATACAAAGCCACTATTTCCACTAATTGAAAAGCAGATTACGAAATCTGATGCAATGGGAATGCTTTGGAAAGCCGGTATTGAAATCCCCGCCATGTACAAGATGGGCTACAATAACAACAACTGCATTGGTTGCGTGAAAGGTGGTATGGGGTATTGGAATAAAATTCGGAAAGACTTTCCAGAAGTATTTAACCAAATGGCGCAGATTGAACGAGACGTTGGCGCAACATGCCTAAAAGACAAAGACGGTCGCCTCTTCTTGGACGAACTACCAACATGGAGAGGCGACCCAGTGGAAGAGATTATACCGGATTGTTCGCTTATTTGCCAGATTGAGTTTCAAGAGATAATCGATAGACAGGTAAAGCGAGTTTTGAAAGGAGAAATTAGTATTAACGACGTAGCCTGAAAAGGCTCAATACTAAATATAATATGAATATACAAGAAGCTGCAAAAGAATACGCTGACGGGCTGTATGAACCTACTGATAGAGGAATTTTGTATAGAGAAACACAGGATGATTTTACCGCTGGTGCTGAATGGGAAAGGCAAAAAGCTATCGAGGCATTTAAGTTTGCTACAGATGGCTACTTTATTATCGGTGGTACTGATTATTCAGAAAACCGGCTTAAGGAGTTTATTGAGAAACTTAATTCGTAATAAGAAAATATGAAACAGACATTAGAAGAAGCCGCTATAAAAGCTGCGGAGGATTGCTATGAGATGCCTTACAATGAGAATTTACTGCACATGCTTCTTATTAAGCAAGCTTTTGAATTAGGTGCAGAATGGCAATCCGGACAATCCCCTTGGATAAGTGTAAAGGAACGATTGCCGGATGAGAGCGAATTTGTACTTTGTCGAATGGTATCAAATGAAGCTATTGTTGGTGGATATATATTCGTTTCACCTGACGGGTTGCCATGTGTCGCAACTCTACCTAACTTTGAATTTGACGACTATGGTGGGTATGTGTGTGATATGTGGATGCCGATACCGAAGTTTAACTAATAACAATAAAGATATGAATGATAATAGAGAAAAGAAACGCAAAGGACCGGCAGAAGAGCGTAAGCCGGATACTACAACCAACGAGGAAAATCTGGACGAGATCATCACTCGGCAGCGGGAAAGAGAAAAGAATCTCTATCCTGTCCGAATATCCAGTACAACGGTGATCTATGTTACCAAGAATAAGGCTACTCGACAGTATGCAGAAGAGTATAAACGTGATAAATTGATGAGGCTATAACGATGAAGAAGAAAAGAATATCTATACGATTTGATGATCGTACCCTAATGCTGCTGGAAGAATTATCCAGTAAAACAGGTGCTAAAACCTCTGTAGTTATCCGCTCTTTGATCATGAAGGGCATTAACTACATAATGGACGATACAGGTAATTTTAAAATTAATGAGAAACAGATACAAGAAGAGTAAATTCTATCCGGTTATTGCCGGAAGTATAGCCCGCAATTATAATAAACTGCGGGCCTTATGCTTCCGGCAAGTAATTGGATACTTTGATTCTCGCAGTGACGAAGACATCTTTCAAGATACAGTTCTATACGTTATTCAAGATGAAGAATCCTTGAAGTGTACTACTGATGAAGATCTGATAAGACATTTCCTTCATCGCTACCGGATGATAGAGTTTCAGACAATAAGAGACGCCCAACAACTAAAGAAAATACCCTATGCCGACTATATACAAGCCAAAGAAGAAGCAACCGAAAGACAATAACCAATACAATGCCGAGCGGCGGAAGATATATAATTCTGAACGCTGGCGCCGGTTGCGTGCATGGAAATTTGCATGTAATCCGTTGTGTGAACTATGTCTGCAAGAAAACAAAACAGTACCAGCCGAGGACATCCATCATATTGTTTCATTTATGAGCACGGATGATCCACAACAACGATTATTCCTTGCCTATGATTATGATAACCTGATGAGTCTTTGTAAGCAATGCCATCAAAAGATTCACAACAAACTATAAACTATCCAGGTGTTCCCTGAAATCCCGGTTCAATTCATACGTCAGGAAATAATAAAAGAACGTTGCCCGCATAGGTTTGGACAATTCACGTTTACCGGACATGATAAGACTCAAAGAAGAACGATCAATAGCTAATTGCTTTATTAGATCATTTCTCCTTATACCAAACTCCTGCATTTTACTTTCTATCCAGTCCACTGTTATATCATCTACATTTAAAGAATATGCCACTGGGATAATCTTTGAATCCGGATACAATTCTTTCCCCCGCTCAATGAGTTGCTTTTGGTTCAGTATATACCCGTTTATCAGTCTCGCCTGGGTGACTTTTACCGTACCGTCTTCCAATGGTTCAATATCTATCCCCATTCTTCTGTAACCATTAATAAATTCTTTTTCCATACTATTTCTATTTTAGAAAAGAAAGAAAAAGCAAGGGGCGAACCCCTTACTTAATTCTAATCTCTTTTACGTTTGTCATATCGTAGATTGCAAGTTGATTGTTTTCCTTTGCGAACTCTATCGCCTTGTCAATCTCCGAGTTTTTAAAGACCTTTACGCTGTCGAAGTAGTAACGTTCGCTTTCGGTATCGAACCAACCGCCAACCATCTTACTATGTTCTAAAGCATGATTAATGACTCTGTTTAAACTCTCTTTTCCGAAACTGTTTTGCGTTTCCTGATACGCTACTGAAATTCCGTACTTAACTGGTTTCATTGTCTCAATGTTAAGAGTAAAACCATCGGGATTGATTCGTGAGTATTCCCAAACTCCATCGATTAATTGTTTCATAATGTCAAATGATTTAAAGCCCCTTGCTTTACTGTTACAAAGATAGTATATTTATTTGCTTTACGCAAACTTTTATATTAAAACATTTGCTTTACGCAAACAAATAGGGATTTCCCTACTTCCTCTTTCCGTGGAACAAAGTGTTAAAATTTCGTGGAACATCGGGAAGGGGAAGGGGTGTTTTTTTTAGAGGTTTTGACCTCTGAAACCTCGCCCCACCCTTCTTCACACGCACGGCACTTTTTCAAATTTTGAATTTGTTAATTTATTAACATTCCATTTGTCGGACACTTGTGTGGTTGATATAAAAAATGGATTATGGTAAAATTTGTAATGCCAAAAGACTGTTCGGTGGAGACGCAGAAATTTATGCGTGATGTTGTGAAGGAACTGAATGCCCGCAAGGCAATTCAGAATATAGACCTCGGTGCTCTCCGGATGCTCGCCACGAGTTACGAAATGTATTTGCAGGCAACGGAGATAATGCTTCAGGAAGGACCGGTAATAATGATCAAGTATGAAAGGGCTGCTAATCCCGCGCAAAACATTGCTACGAAAAACTATGCCCAGGTGATGAAGATCATGACTGAATATGGCCTGACCATTAAGAGCCGCGGAAGCATCAAGTCTTTGAAGTCGGATAAGGAGGAAGACTCTCCTTTGGATCAGTTTCTTAAGAAAGGAGCTCGTGAGAAGCGATGAAGGGATACTATCAGTATGCCGCCGATGTTAGGGATGGCAGGGCTCTGGTAGGGGAATTTATAAAACAGGCTGTCGAGCGGTTTTATACTCTGTTCGAACGGGACGATATCGAGTTTCGTGAGGAACGGGCGGATTATGCTATTGAGTTCATTGCCTTGCTGCGTCATTATACCGGTCGACATGCTGGAAAATCTTTTGTGCTTTTACCGTGGCAGGAGTTCGCAGTGGCAAGCATATACGGTTTCTACAAGAAGGATGAAGACGGTACATGGTGCCGGTTGGTTTCATCGGTGTATATCGAGATGGCCCGCAAAAACGGGAAGTCCGCTTTTGCTGCTGCTCTTTGCCTTTATCATCTTATTGCTGACGGTGAATCCGCGGCCGAAGTATATTTGGCCGCCAACTCCAAAGACCAGGCTAAGGTCAGTTTCAAGATGTGTCGCAACTTTGTCTCCGGTCTCGATCCGAGACACCGCTATCTCGAATCTTTCCGCGACCAGATAAACTTCGATAAGACCCTGTCTTTCCTGAAGGTGTTGGCCGCCGATTCCAGTAAGTTGGATGGGCCTAACCCGTCGATGTTCCTGCTTGACGAGTATCACGCTGCAAAGAATTCCGGACTAAAAGATGTACTTCAATCCGGACAGGGTATGCGTGATGATCCGATGTCGGTTATTATTACGACTGCCGGCTTTGACAAATTAGGACCGTGCTATCAATTTCGGGAAATGTGTACGGAAGTTCTGAAGGGGCTAAAGGAGGATGACACTCTTTTCGCTTTGATTTACGCATTGGATGAAGGGGATGACTGGAAGGATGAAAAAATGTGGGCTAAAAGCAACCCTAATCTGGGAATTACAGTTAAATCGAAGTACCTACGGGAACAGGTACAGAAGGCTATCAACTCACCATCGGA